AAAGGCAAGGGCAGGGGTTATGTAGAGCGCCAAGAAATAACCGGTGCTGAGGGTATGCCTACTAATTTTCAAATAGAAATAATTGGAAGGACTAAAGATAAAGACTAACGTTGTTTATGAGCATTTACTAGACAACCATAAAAAGATACTGGTAGAGCAAGGCGGTACACGTTCCGGCAAAACCTATAATATCATACTATGGATTATATTTGAGTACTGCACTAATAATACAGGTAAGATAATTACTGTATGCAGGAAAACCTTTCCTAGCTTACGTGCTACTGTGCTAAGGGATTTCATGGGTATATTAAAAGAGCATAATATATATAACGAAAACTTTCATAATCGTAGTAATTCAGAATACAGCTTATTTGGCAACCTAGTAGAGTTTATATCGCTTGACCAGCCACAAAAGATTAGAGGGCGTAAAAGGGATTTACTGTTTATTAATGAAGCCAATGAGTTATACTTTGAAGATTGGCAGCAGCTCCTATTTAGAACACAGGATAAGATTATATTAGATTTTAACCCTAGTGATGAGTACCATTGGATATACGACAAAGTAATAACTAGAGATGATTGCGCTTTTTTTAAAACTACTTACCTAGATAATCCATTTGTAGAGGATAGCATTATAGCAGAAATAGAACGCCTTAAAGATACAGATGAGCAGTATTGGCAGGTGTACGGCTTAGGCGAAAGAACAGCCAGTAGAAGCACTATATTTAAGTATATTGAAACTACAGAGATACCAGTAGATGCAAGCCTAATAGCTTATGGCATGGACTTTGGTTATACAAATGACCCTACAACCTTAGTATCTGTTTACACGCTGGGCCACAGCCTATACATTAAAGAACACCTGTATAGAACACAAATGACTACTAGCGATATAAATACATTCCTAAAAGAAGAAAAGCTATTAAATAACCCTATATATGCTGATAGCGCAGAGCCACGTTTAATTAACGAGCTACGTAGAATGGGCCATAATATATTCCCAAGTGTTAAGGGTAAGGATTCTATTAATGCCGGCATAGATTTATTAAAGCGCTATAAAATACACATACTATCCAGTTCACATAATGCAATAGCTGAGTTTAGAAACTACAAGTGGAAAGAGGATAAAACCGGTATGCTAGTTAATATACCTGAGGATAAGCATAACCACATTATTGACCCATGCCGCTACGCTACTTACTCTATTTTAAGCAGGCCTAACTTTGGCCGTTACACCATAAGCTAAATAAAAGTTATTAAATATTTTGTTTATAAGTTGAATTGTTTTATATTGCAGTATGATTGCAACTAAGCAATTTGTAAAACAGAATAAAATGAGAAAGCTTGACAAGTACAAACAAAATTTAGCCATACAAGGAAACAACGTATGGAGTTACAGCACAATAGTAGCTAAGATTGAAGGTAACGATTTATTACAATTAGGTTACTGGAGTCAAACAACGCAAAAGCACATAAACTATGTAGCTGATGAATTAGATTTAATATTAATAAAAGACTACTAAAATGGAAGTAAAAACTACAAACACCTACTCAATTTTTAATAAAGTAATTGGGAACAGAGAATTAGACAAAAACAACCTGCAAAGGATTAAAAACTCTATAAACGAAATAGGCCTGCAAATGCCTATACTGGTTAATAAAACTAACAGCATAATAGATGGCCAACACAGGCTGCAAGCTGCTAAGGAACTTAAAATACCAGTAACCTATATTATATCTAGGGATACAGCAGAGGATAATATAGACCAGTTACAGATTAGTAAGAAATGGACTGCCTTAGATTTTTGTAATAAAAACGCACTAAAAGGAAATAAGGATTGTAAGAAAGCTTTAAGCATTGCTAGTAAATGGTTTATAGAAACAGGTAAAAAGTTTAGTAAAATAAACGCTATAACTCTACTGCATGATGGCAAGGGTATTGGCTCAACTATTAAAAACCTAAGAAATAATACTTATAAAATAGATATAATTAAAGCTGAAAGAATATATCAATGTTTAGGAATACTAAATTATAATAATAGTATTAAGTTTAACCCTTACACCGCTGTAACTGTAAGAGCTTTAAAAAGGATAGATACGGCAGTAGGTGGATTAGCTTTTCCAATAATAGAGAAAATAACTAAAAAACATTACTTAGTATGCTATAGTAATGAAACAGACCAGTTTAACTATTTAAGAGATTTATATAAAAAATACAACAAATGAAAAAAGTAAGCAAAGCAGCTAAGCTGGGTAAACAGTTTAAAAAACTAGAAACAATAATGCTTATAGTAATACCCACGTATTTTATAGGCAGAGTATTAATGACTGTAATATTTGATATATGAATTATGATGACTGGTTAGTACACATGGAACACGAATATAGAGGCTGGAATGAGCCGGACTACGAGTGTCAGCATTGTGAAAAGCCTATAAACAAAAATGGTTATTGTAGTGATGACTGCTTTGAAGCAGACATGCTGTAAGGGTGTGAATACCTAATTAAAAAGGTGGCTAGAAATAGCTGCTTTTTTTTTTCTTAAATTACAGACTATAAAAAAGGCAAATAAAAACGTTATATATATATGAAAGTGAAAATTACAATACCTAGCTCGTTAAACGATATTACACTACAGCAGTACAAACGCTATTTAAAAATACAAGAAAAGGTTAAGGATGAAAGATTCCTAAACGCTAAAATGATAGAGATATTTTGTAATGTAGATTTAAAAAGTGTAATGCACTTGCAGTTAAAAGATAGTGAAGAAATAGTAAGTATTATTACCGGTTTATTTAACAGTAAACCAGCGCTAATAAAACGCTTTAAGCTAAATGGTGTGGAGTATGGTTTCCAGCCACAGCTAGATGAATTAACACTAGGCGAATATATTGACTTAGATACTTATATAGGCGATTGGGAAAACATGGAAAAGGCTATGAATGTATTATACAGGCCTGTGCTGGTTAGTGTAAAAGATAAATATAGTATTGATGAATATAGAGTAGGTACAGAGGGCGCTATTATTAATATGCCTATGGATGCTGTTATGTCATCAATTTTTTTTTTGTGGAATTTAGGACTGGACTTGTCGAAAAATATGACGAGTTATTTGGAGAAAACTCAGAACGAAACCTTGATTCAGTTTCTCAATTCTCAAAAAAATGGGGTTGGTATCAATCAATTTACGGACTCGCTCTCGGAGATATTAGAAGATTTGAAGATATCACTAAACTAGGTGTGCATGAATGCTTTATGATGCTATCCTTTATGAAAGACAAAAACGATTTAGAAGCTAAACAAATAAAAAATAAATTCAAATAATGGCAAATCAAGGAGTAAGGGGTTTTTATCAATTAACAGAAACTATTAAAATAGCTTTACTAGAAGATAAGGATATTGAAACAGTAACAACAGGAGATATAACAGATGTTAATTTAAACAAACAGGATATATTTCCTTTAGGCCATATCATAATAAATAGCGTTATTGATGAGGAGCAGGTGCTAAGGTTTAATATAAGCATTTTAGCATGCGATATAGTAAACCAATCTAAGGAGTTTACAGTAGATAGATTTACTGGAAATGATAATGTACAAGATATACTCAACACCCAGTTAGCGGTGCTTAATAAGCTTATACAGCGCTTACGTAAAGGCAACCTATATACTGAAATGTATCAGCTTGATGGTAACCCTAGCTTACAGCCGTTTTATGATAGGTTTGAAAACCAATTAGCAGGCTGGACTGCAACTATGGATATAATGATTTATAACGATATATACATTTGCTAATGGATACAACTAACCTAAAAAAGATATTAAACGACTACGGAAAGTATGTAGTGCAGCAATCTAAAAGCAACCTTACAAAAGATGTAAATAGGTTTGGTGGCAATAAAGGTGGAGGCCCATTATACAACTCTATTACTTATAAAGTAGATACAGAGCCTAACTTTTTCTTATTAGACTTTCTAATGGAAGATTACGGCCCTTTTGTAGATAAGGGAGTAAGGGGTAAAACCTCAACCTATCCGGAAACGCAAAGAGCGCTATCACAGTTTAGGTATGGTAGCGGCACAGGGCCAAAAGGCGGATTAACAGCAGGAGTAAATAAATGGATTAAACAAAAGAAATTTCAATGGCGTGATAAAAAGACAGGGCGTTTTCTTTCTTACGAATCCATGACTTATTTAATAGCACGCAGTATATACAATAAAGGTTTAAAAGCAAACATGTTTTTTACAAAACCATTTGAAAAAGGATTAGCAAGATTAGGCGATGACTTATTTAAAGCTTTTGAATTAGATATAGAAAACGCAATAATACTAGGACAAAAAAAATAAACTATGCCAATAAATTACGCACTAAGAACACCAATATTTGCATCTGCTTCTAGCTCAGGAGCTAACACAGCATCAGCTAAATGTGTTATAACAGTAGGTGGCTCTACAGTATATACTTTAATAAAAGAAGCAACACAAAACGTAACAGTACAATTCGAGATAGCAGAATTACTTAGGGATTACTTAAATATAACTTATGTAGGTAACCCACAATTTATAACCTTTGGCTCAAGCATTCAATTTTTTAACTTACCAAATGCAACAGGTACTGCTCAAGGCCCTGCGGTAAGTACAGTAGGTGGTGATGGTTATGAAGCTTACGGATTATTTTCAGAAGGTATTAATCCAACTCTGCCGTTTGAAAATGTACAACGCCCTGCATGGTTAATTGCAGAAGCAAATCCCCTAGCATCAGCTAACGATAGATATAATATATATGTGCCTTATGGTGTAGATGGAAAAATCTCATTTATAGATGCAAGCGGTAACATAGCATCAGCAAATTACAGTACTACTGATACAGCTATACAGCCATCAGGCGCAGTAAGATTAAATATAAAAAGAATAGACTGTACAAAGTATGGAGATGGAAGAAAAATAACTTTTATTAATAAATTTGGAGTAATACAAGATTTATGGTTTTTCTTAAAAAGAGTAAAAAGTATAAACAGAACAAACGAAAGCTTTAAGTCAAATACTCTGACTAATACAACAGCAACCTCAGCACCCAGCTACTCACAAACTAACGCACCTAAAAAGCTATTTAACACACAGGCTAAACAAACGCACACTTTATCAAGTGGTTACTATCCTGAATCAGCTAACTTGTTTTTTGAGCAGTTATTATTAAGCGAGTACGTATGGTACACTAGGCCGGAAGATACACAGCCTAACCAAGACCAAAGCATACCGGTAACGGTTAAAACTTCTAGCATGGCATACAAAACATCACTTAACGAAAAATTAATAGAGTACACTATAGAATTTGAGGATGCTTTTGATTATATAAATAACGTAAGATAGATGCAAGAATTACAACTGTATATTGAAAACACAAGAGTCGATTTATTTAAAGATGAAACAGTATCGCTTACACAAACTATACAAAACGTAAAAGACCCTGCAAAGATATTTACATCGTTTACTAAGACTTTTTCTGTACCAGCTAGCAAAACTAATAACAAGCTTTTTAAGCATTACTATAATTATGATATAGTAAACGGTTTTGATGCACGTATTAAAAAAGCCGGTAAAATAGAGTTAAATCATATTGCATATAAAACAGGGCGTATTAAACTAGAGGGCGTTTCACTTAAAAACAACTTAGCGCATACTTACAGGATTACGTTTTTTGGAAATACAGTAGAGCTGCCTGATATTTTAGGCGATGACAAATTAGGTTCTTTGCCTTTTTCTAGTAGCGATTATACTTTAGAATACAGAGAAGCAGTAATAAAAGCTTATTTAGGTTCAGTACAAAATAACGCAAAATTAATAGTGCCTTTAATAACACATACACAAAGGTTATTCTATAATACTCTTACTACAGGAAATGAAGATAATGTATATTACTCAGGTGCGCAGCAGGGCGTTAAATATGATGAGTTAAAATTTGCAGTTAGGTTATATGAAATTATATTAGAAATAGAATCTAAATATACAACAGCTAATAACTACGCTGCTAATATTGTTTTCTCAAGAGACTTTTTTAGCACCACAAATCCTACGTTTTATAACCTATATATGTGGTTACATCGAAAAAGCGGCTCTGTAACACCAGCTCAACAAATTGCAAGTTTTACTACAATAAGCCCATCTTGGACCGGTACATTATCACAAATTATTAGAAGTGGAAATACGCTATTAGTATTAAGTGATTTAGTAACCGCACCTTCAAACCTTTTTTCTAACACTTTAACTGTAACACCAATATCAGGCAATAGCGTAGATTATCAAGTGGGTGTAAATCTCAATGGTTCAAGGATTTTAACATCAAGCCCAACAAACGGAACAACAACGATAAGTAATTTAAACGGCCAACCTTTAGTCGCTAATGGCGTTTATTCAGTAAGTATAATACACCCAGCAGCTATGACTATAAGTTCTATAGCTTGGAACTTTGAGGGAATTATAAGATATGCAGATTCCCAGCCGCCAACAGGCTACAATGATACTGCTACAATATCACAGTTTACATGCGCTGCTACTTTTGAATTTGTTACTGCCGAACAGATACCTGATGTAAGTATAATGTCATTCCTTACAGGGCTATTTAAAATGTTTAATTTAGTAGCTTATGTAGATGATAGCTCTACAATAGTTGT